TCCCGATAATCTGCGCCTCGGTGAAACGGCTCTTCCTCATGCGTCTGCTCCTTCTCGTGGACAGACTCTACATCAGAATGAGGGATCTTTCGGGGGGCAGGTCAGTCGGATTGCACGCAATTCCAGACCCTGCTCGACATCGGCCCTGACATATCCCCGCGCGCCGCCATCGCCGATAAGGGCTATTCCAGCAGAGCGAACCGGGCGGCGGCAAGGGCGCGGGGCATCGCCCCAGTCATTCCCCATAAGGCAAATGAGAAGAACCAGCCCGCCTTCTTCGCCAGGACACTCTACAAGGCACGCGGACGCATCGAGCAGGCCTTCGGGCGGCTCAAACGCTTCAAGCGCGTCGCACTGCGATGCGCGAAAACCGCCGAAAACTTCAGGTCAATCGTCAGTTTCGCCGCCGGACTATGCTTGATCAAATTCGTCCACACGGCCTAACGTAGTGTTCGCCTCCGTTCATCGCGAGGCATTTTCGGAAGATTCCGCCACAGCCATGGTTTCGTCTCGGATTGCGAAGCAAGCCACCCTGCGCCTGTATGGTCCTGCGCTTAGAACGTCTTGTTTGAGGGCGCTTGACGCCTTCAGCATATGCCCACCAACGAAAAAAACTATCCCCCGTTGAGCCAGGCCATGATTTCGGCGGTCATGGTGTCACGATCACCTGGGCCAAACCCAAGGAGGCGGCGCGCTTTGTAGCGGACGCGGATCGAGTTGCGAATGCGATGGTCGACTGCGTCTTCAAGGCCGAAGTGATGCACCTTGGCGGTCCCGGCGACACGCCCCTTGAATGATAGCCGGGCACCGTCCTGCGAGGTCTGGACCTGCATGTTCTTCGCCAGTTCGATGCGCTTGAACATGCGCCCGCCGGTTGCCTTCCGGCCACGCTTCTTTTTGGCGCTGGGCCGGGGCTTCTTAGGGTTCCGGGCGGCCATGACCGTGCCATCGGGCTCGACATTGGCCTGCACGCGCTTGGCGTTCTCGCCGCGCATGACGCGCCCGATCTTGCCTGCGAGGGCCCGGCGCCGTCCGGGCGTGAGGCGGGCCGCGATATCGGCCAGCCAGGGTTCGAGGGCATCCATATCAGCCATGTCAGATCATCCCTGAGTGGCAGGTAGAACCTGCATGCTGTCCATCATGAGTCGCTTCAGCACCGCGCCGGGCGCAAGCTCGTCATCATCGGGCAGGTAGGAGGCCGGCTCTTCCAGATGCTCGATATGCGCCTCGCCGCTGGCGTCGGTGATCACCTGCACCCGTTCGGTCAACGGGATCTCGACATGCAGATCAACCGTCTTGGCGTCGATGATATCCGCCTCGAACCGGAAGGTTTCCTTGCCCGGCTGCAACAGATCGGGCTGGTTGCGCCGCGCCCATTCGCAGATCACGAGAAACATCAGTGACGGATGGGCCGTGAATTCCTCGACGACGATGTTCAGGGTGTATTGCCATTCGAACCCGTGCCCGCCTGCATTGGTCGCGTGGATCACGCCCTTGTCGATCCACATGTTGAAGCGGTCGGGCACCTTGGCCAGATCGGGGAACACTGCTGAAATGCCGTCGCGCAGGCTCTGGGCTTTCATGGCTTCAATCCCACAGGTTGACGGTCTCGACGATGCTGGTCGCATTGTCGGGAATGTCTGGCAGAATGACGACGGTGCCTTCGGGCAGGAACACGCCCAGTTCGGCCAGGCCGCGATTGAGCGTCAGGGCCTGTTCCAGAACGCCACCGTCCGTGGTGCCCAGAACGCGCCAGCAGATCAGATCGAGCGGCTCGTTTGCATGCGCGGTCGCGGTAATGGTCATCGCTTCAGATCAGGTCGACGGCGACACGGGTGGTTCCCATGATCGAGCGCACGGCCTGAAGCCGCCGCGCGTCAAAATCGCCGCCCTGCTGGCGCTTGGCCTCTTCGCGGCCCTGCATCGCCCCGGTGGCGGTCATGTCGGTGGAATGCTCGAACAGCTCGGCCGCCGCGCCGTAGCGCACGGCATTGGTGAACAGCACCACGAGCCGGGGCTTGCCGTTCGTCGTCTGGTCCGGTCGGACGGCGGCCAGCGAGGTGAACCCGGCAGCCTCCTGGGCGGCGCGCCAGGGGGCCAGATCGTCGGTCACCGTGATCAAGGCGCTTTCCAGCGCCATGATCAGCCGGGCATGCGTGACAGCTTCGCCGATGCGCAAGGCTTCGCGCATGTCGTTGCAGTCGATATCCGGCCACCACCCGTCACCGGACAGCACGGTCCCTTCGGCTGACGCGAGGGGAACCGGGGCGATAACAAGGGGCGTGCTGGACATGCTGCATCCTCAGGATAGGTGGGGGGTGGGGGCTTTGACCGTCTGGCCAAGCATGGCTGAAGCCGCCGGGCGCAGCCCGCCCCCCGGCGCTGTGGGGCGCATCTCTAGATTTCGGGGCTTCCCTTCGGGATCGAGCGGACCATGATGGCCTTGCGGTCATGCGCGTAGAAATCGCGCGTCTCGCCCATCGCCACCCCACCGATATCTTCCCACTGGGAATCATCCGCCGGTTCGCCCTGGTCCATCAGGAATTGGGAGACGATCACGGGGCCGGTAGCAGCGTGAACGGTGACAATCGCGGTCATTCGGCTTTCTCCGAAGCGGCTTGCGCAAGTTCGCGCTCAAGCTGGGTGATCAGCTTCTTGACCCCGCAAGTGCTGTTCAGGGCCAGGGCGCGTTCGAACTGGGTGATGGCGGCGCGGATCAGGGCGGGCTTTCCGCCAGCAACCCCGCTTTCCGCGTTCGGGTCGAAGGCTTCGGCGGCGGCCTTGAACGCCAGCCCGGTCGCCTTTTTCAGCTTGGCGCGGACCTGATCGGGCATGTCGGTCGCTGCGGTGAGGGCCTCCACGCGTTGAAGCGTGGCAAGGTCGACGGTCGGCGGCAGCGTGAGACCGGCTTCGGCCACCTCTTCGGCGATCAGCGTTCCCGCCGTGCGCTTGTATCGTTCGGGCAGCGTCAGGCCGTGGCGCAGCACATGCTCGGCAATGGCCATCGCACGCGGCCAGTCGCCGATATCAATCGACCAGACCAGCATGGTGCCAAGGATCTCGTCCTGGGCGGGCTGCTCGGCGGACAGGGCCCCGTCGACCCAATCGCGGTATCGGTCGAACAGGCCGCGCTTGATCTCGATCTTGCGTTCGAGCGACTGGGTATTCGACAGCTGGCGCAGGTCATTGCCCAGCGCGGCGAGAAGCAGGCGATATTCGCTGGCCCCGGCACCATGCTCTGCCGGGGCCAGGCCCTGGCCATTCATCCGCGCGCCGGTCCCGGCCTTGGCTGCTGAAACGCGCTCGACATGGGCGCGAAAGGGGCATTTCATGGGGCAAGTTCCTTGATCTGGCCCGCGCCGCGAGAAAGGCGGAAAATCGCGGCGCGGGGCCAGTTGGGCAGGCCATCAGGGGAGGGGCTCAGGCCTGCCCAAAGCGGGGTCAGGCGGCCTGGGTGATGTTTTCGACCAAGGCCGAAAAGCTGTAGTCCTCGACCACATAGGCTTCGTTCGACGACTGGAAATCGGTCACCTGATCAAGCTCGGGCTGGTCCTTGATCAGACGGCGCACCTTGCTGTCCTGGTAGTAGATCGACAGATTGTTGAGCGTGGTGATCAGGAACGCATTGGCCAGGAAGTAGGGCACGCGGACGGTGGGCAGTCCACCCAACTGCCGGTCGGCCATCACGGCGGCCTTCGCCAGCGTGTCGAGCGAGCCTTCCGCCGCATCCATGATCGGGCCATACTTGTCGACGATCAGGTCGTCGCCCACGATCACGACCAGACCAGGGGCATGACGCGCCCATTCGGGGAGCAGGGCATTCTTCGCACGCCACACCATCGCGTCGATGCCGGTGAAATCGCCGTTCGGGCCATACGACACCTTGCCCGCGACCTTGCCGCCCTCGACAGCCGAGAGGACACGCTCCGGGCTGTCTTCGCGCATCTTCTGAAGCCAGCCCTTGTTCACGTCCTGAAGCAGCGGATGGGCTGCACGGTCGGTCTGGTCGGCAGCCGAGGTGCCGTTGAAGCCGATCGTGATCCGGTCGAGTGCCTGACGGGTGACGATGGCGTCGCGGATTCGCGTCTCGAAGTCCGGGAACTTGGCCCACATGTCGAGCTTGTCGTAGCGCAACGCGGTGTCGAAGTTGGTCTGCTTGCAGACATAGTCGGACCCATCCATCGCGGTGGGGTCGATGCC